AACCGCATAGGAGACCCAAATGCCAACAACAGTAATAACTGGGCGCGATGTTACCTTCACACTTGATAGCGCTAACTACGATGCCCAAGCAACAAGCGCAGTCCTAAGCTGCGAAACAATCATCGAGACCTATCAAACTCTTGATGGTCGCGCCTATAAGTCCGTTGATAAACAATGGACATTCACAATCGAATTGCTACAGGATTGGGGAGTTGCAAGCTCTCTATTCGAAGCAATGTGGACAGATGCAGAAACAGCACCTAACACCACACTAGCAGTTTCATTCACAGCCATAACTGGCGCAGTATTTACTTTCAATGTCTTGCCAATCTTCCCAACAGCAGGCGGCGCAGCACCAGGAGCGCTAACTGATACTTGGACGATGACTGTCGTTGGAACACCATCAGAGAGCTTTAGTTAAGAGATCGGAGCATCGGGAGCTATGAAATTATCAATTACAATTGAATACAACGGTGGCGAAGTTGCCACCTATGTCGCTCAACCGCCAGAGTGGGCCAAGTGGGAAAAGACCACAGGCCACACAATCACAAAGGCGCAAGACAACATAGGAATCTGGGACTTAATGTTCTTGGCATATAACGCTCATAAGCGCGAAAGTGCTGGAAAACCAGTTAAGTCCTTTGATGTGTGGATGGAAACTGTTGCCGATGTAAGGACTGGCAACGATGACCCAAAAGCCATCAGCCCGACAGCATAAGGCGGCTACTCGTAACAGTTGCCATTAAGACTGGTATCCCGATGCAATATTGGGATGATTGGGACGATGTAGCAACAGCAGTCGAGCTGATAAAGGAGAGAGATAGCAATGGCTGAAGAAGTCTCAGCATTTGATAGGACTGAACTCCGTCAAGTGTATAAAGCCTTCTCGTTGCTAGGCGATGAAGCCAAAGCCGAGGCTCGCCAAACTTCTAACAATCTTGCCACTTACCTTCAGCAACAAATCGCTGCCAAAGCTTCCACTCGCGTTAAAGGGCAACAAGCGATTAACAGAATCGTAAGCGGATCTAAAGTGTCTAAGACCAGCACCACTGGTGAAATTAAGTATGGTTTTGCTAGTCAAAGATTTAGCGGTGGGGCTAATACTCAAATGCTTTGGGCTGGCTTTGAATTTGGTTCAAATAGGTTTAAGCAATTTCCTGCTTACTCTGGCAGACAAGGACGCGGCTCTCGCGGATGGTTTATTTATCCAACTCTACGCCAAGAGCAGAAGAATATTGTGGCACAATGGACCAGAGCATTTAATAAGATTTTAGATAAGTGGGGCATAAGTGGCATCTGATTCCAGAGCATTAACGCTTAAGCTTCTAGCCGATACAGCCGATTTCCAAAAGAAATTACAAAATGGATCTAAAGATATTGATGATATTGGCGAAAGAGCTAAAGAATTTGGTAAGAAGGCTGCCGCTGCTTTTGCTGTTGCTGGCGCAGCAATTGGCGCCTTTGCTGTAAGTGCAGTTAAGGCAGCCGCTGAAGATGAGACAGCACAACGCCGATTAGCCGAAACTATTGAAGCAACTACTGGCGCAACCGCTAAACAGATTGAAGGTGTTGAAGAATACATAAAGCAGACTTCTATTGCTATTGGCGTTGCTGACGATGGCTTGCGTCCAGCATTTACCCGCTTAGTTAGATCAACCCAAGATGTTGAAGAAGCTCAGAAACTATTAAATTTAGCACTAGATTTAAGTGCAGCAACGGGTAAGCCATTAGAGACAGTTACTAACGCCCTTGGCAAAGCTTATGATGGCAATACCTCAGCACTTGGCAAATTGGGCTTAGGCATAGATGCAGCCGACCTAAAATCTCAAGATTTTGATACAACCTTTAATCAATTAACTGCGACCTTTGGTCAATTTGCGGAGAATGAAGCAGAGACAACAACTAAACAAATGGAGCGCGTCAAGATTGCTCTTGATGAAGCCAAAGAATCTATTGGCGCAGCTTTGCTGCCAGTTGTCCAAGAATTAACTGCTTGGATATTGCAAAACTTTATTCCAGCACTTGAGGCATTTATTTCAGGATTGACTGGAAGTGGTGGTCTTGATGAATCTCTAACTGATACTCAAAAAACAGCAGTTGAATGGGGTAAAAAGGTAAGAGGCTTTATCAATACAGTCATTGATCTTAAGGATGAGCTTTTCTTAGTCGCTGGAGTATTAGGAACAGTATTCGTAGTCAGCAAAATAGCAGCTGGAGTTCAAGCAACTATTCTTTTAATCCAAGGGTTAGTTGCTGCTTATGTTGCTTTAAGAAATAGCGCAGTAGCCGCAGCCATCGCCTCAAGATTTGCCTTAAATCCTTTGGCTGGTCTAGCAACTGGTGCAGCGGTAGTTGGTGCAATTATTGCTGCGACGAAGTTATTTGATAATCAAGCCAATGCAGCAGCAAGGACGGGCGGTAATACAGTTTCATCATCCAGCCTTCCAACAGGCTTTACCGCTGGAACGCCAGTTACTAGCGGTGCTGGTTCTACTGGTGGGGTTAGTTCTGGTGGTATTAGTAGTGGCGGCGTTACTACTGGTGGGGGAACTGTAATTGGATCATTGCCTGTTTTCCCATCTGGATTAAATCCAACTGGTAGAGCTATACCTTCAACCTTTGATGTAGCAGCTGCTAGAAGAGGCGAAGAGCGCGGCAATGTGATTATTAATGTAAATGCCCCATCGGTAATTGATGAAGAAGGCTTTAGCCGAGCAGTTGCTTTGGCTTTGAATAATAGTAATCGTAGAACTGGTGGCGGTGGTTCAAGTCTGATTACGCAGGATGTCCAATGACCGCTTGGAGTCCCGTCTATCGAGTTAAAGTCAATGGCTCTACAGTTACTAGCGCAACCCTTAGCGGACTTACAATTACTTCAGGTCGCGATGATATTTACTCCCAGCCGCTTGCTGGCTATTGCAGTCTAACTTTAATTGAAACTGCTGAGGCATCAGTTTCTTATGAGATTAATGATGCAGTTACTATTGAGGTGCAAGATTCAACTGCCACTTATGTAAATTTATTTGGCGGTTTCATAACTGATTTAGGTATTACAGTCCAGACCTCTGGCTCAACTGCTACTAGCCAAAGAATCCAGATAACTGCTGTAGGAGCCTTAGCTAGACTTAATCGCGCTGTCTATGTTGGCAACTTCGCGCATCAATTTGATGGAGATCGCATTGAAGAGTTATTAAGCGGAGTTCTTTTTAATCAATGGAATGAAGTCCCAGCAGCTTTAACTTGGGCAACCTATGACGCGACTACTCAATGGCAGGATGCAGAAAATAGCGGACTAGGTCAGATAGATACCCCAGGAGATTATGAACTTCACTCTGAGAATGACTTGGACGATACAGTTTATAACCTTGCTTCTCGCTTCGCCACTAGCGGACTTGGTTATCTTTATGAAGATTCTGAAGGTCGAATCGGTTATGCAGATTCAACGCATAGATCGCAATACCTAGCAACTAATGGCTATGTTGATTTAGATGGCAATCATTCAATAGGCCCTGGACTTTCAATTATCAAGCGAGCTGGCGATGTTAGAAATTCAATAACTATTAGCTATGGCACTGCAGGTGCAGAAGTTACAGATGAGGATGCAGCGTCAATATCCGACTATGGACTTCTTGCTTCTACCATATCGACCACTCTTCGCAATCAAGGCGATGCCGAAGCTCAAGCAGCCTTCTATCTACTCATCCGCGCCTATCCTCAATTTGCCTTAAGGCAGATAACCTTTCCAATAGCCAGCGCTGAAATCGACAATTCAGACCGAGATAACCTTCTTGGCGTATTTATGGGCCAGCCTCTTAATATCATCAACCTGCCAGCCAATATGGTAGGCGGTGAATTCCAAGGATTTGTCGAAGGATGGACTTGGACTGCCAGCCTTAATCAGCTCAACTTGACTCTAAATGTTTCGCCTTTGGCTTTTAGCCTTCAGGCGTTTAGATGGAACTCAGTCCCAGCGACTGAGACTTGGAATACAATAAGCCCGACTTTGGACTGGCTCAACGCTACAATAGTTGCATAGGAGACTAAATGCCAACGACAAGTAATTTCGGCTGGACAACCCCAGCTGATACAGATTTAGTTAAGGATGGAGCAGCTGCTATCCGCACATTGGGTAATGGCATAGATACTTCATTTCTTGATTTAAAAGGCGGCACTACAGATCAAGTGCTAGCTAAAAACTCAAATACAGATTTAGATTTCAAATGGGTAGCTCAAGATGATTCTAACGCAATTCAAAACGCAATAGTTGATGCCAAAGGTGATTTAATTTCAGCAACTGCTGCAGATACTCCAGCAAGACTAGGCGTAGGCGCTAACGGCACAATCTTGACCGCCGACTCTGCTGAAGCGACAGGCTTGAAGTGGGCTGCGCCTTCCGTTAGCGGAACATCTTGGACTTTACTTAACTCAGGTGGAACTGCTCTAACAGGCGCTCAAACTATTACAGTTTCAGGCATTTCAGGCAAAAATGATTTGTTTATTATTGTTACAGGTGCATCTTCGGCAACTGCTCAATCCGAAATTAGTTTTCGTTTTAATACTGATACGGCTACAAATTATGCTACTTTTGGATTTCAAAATTCTAGTCCCACCACTTATTCAGCAACCCAAAATTATGGAGTTGAAAATCAAACAGCTATTTCTAGAATTCGTTTAGCACAAATGACGAATAATGCAGGAAGCTCAGTTTCAGGTTATTTATTAGTTTCTGGCGGCAATACTTCTGGGATCAAGGTAGTAAATGGCGCGGGTGGTTTTAACCCAGCAACAGGAAATTCAGGTGCTCAATACGCAATCGGCGGATATTGGTCAGGTTCCGCTACTATTTCAAGTGTTAGTTTATTTTCTGAATTTGGAAATTTTGATTCTGGCACAATTTTTGTCTATACAAGCGCATAAGGAGATAATTATGAAAATTACAGAAAAAGAGTTTAACACAATTACAGGCGAAGAAACAATCACTGAACGCGAAGAAACTGATGCGGAAGCAGCAGCTCGTTTAGACCGCGAAACAGAATTAGCACAGCGCCAAACCGAAGCCGAAGCAAAGGCAACCCAAAAGGCAGCCCTACTTAATCGGCTAGGTATTACTGACGATGAGGCTAAACTGCTTTTAGCATAATCCCTCAAAATTATGCTAAATAATTAATATGCCTAAACTATGCGCAGCAGGAATTCAACTTCGGGAGCAAATCGATGACGATTATCCTGATCGCGATAGGAAGTCTGATGGCTGGATTGCTGACGCTAGGCATCTTGCAAAGGGCACTTCTGAACACATACCAGACCCTAAGTCAGGAATCGTTAGAGCTTTAGATATTGATGCTGATTTATCAGCTCACAAAGAAGAGGTTTATGCTCTGGTTGAGAAGATTCGTAAATTAGCCAAGAAAGGCGATAAGCGAATTGCTTACATTATTTTTGATGGAAAAATTATGAGTCCGATATTGGGATGGAAGCGTAGAACTTACAGAGGCGCTAACCCTCACCGCTCGCATTTCCATATTTCATTTACAACTTTGGGAGACAAAGATGGCAGTTATTTTAACCTCGAAGGAGAAGCTAATGAGCGACCTAAAGAAAATGGCAGAGAGCTGGGCCAAGACATTCCTAGCAACAGCACTAGCGACTTATCTAGCAGTCGGCCTAGATGTAAATGCAATTGCCAATGCAGCTCTCGTATCAGTCTTGCCTAGCATCATCAACTGGCTTAACCCCAATTATGAGCGTTATGGCAAAGTCCGTTAATGCCAGCGGCTGAATTGGCTACTTTAGTTGCATCAGTATTGGGATCTATTGCCCTACTAATCGCTGGCCTTCGCTACATAATTAAATTGGAGAATATTCCAATAGTGTCGCGCCTTGATAAAATGGAGTCTCAGCTAGAATTGGCCCTAGCGAAAGGGGTCAGAAATGGCAACGCG